TTCTCCCATGCGTGTGTCTTGTAGTGCTTATGGGGGCTGTTTTCCGCCTCTATACTTCTAACCTGCCCAATGAAATCCTATTTCTATTGGTGGACAAGTGTTTTCTTCTACTATTTTATGTGTATTTCCTTCTAATGCTCTTATTTTATTTCTATATTGTTCTATTTCTACTGAAAGAGCCTCTATTATATCTTTATCACTCATATAGATGTTGTTATAAAACCTTGTTACCCTTTTTCTTGTATATTCATAATTGTCAGCCATTCTTAACTACATCTCCATTCTCATCAAAACTATATTCTAGTTTCTCTGCAAAGTGTTCCTTCTGGTGGCAATCAAAACAAAGGCTTTCTGTGTTATCTATGTTAAAGAACACATTATCATCTTCATAGTTTAAATCTGTTACATATTCTTTATGATGTATTATCTCTGCTGCATTATATATCCCGCTTCTTCATACATCTTTCACACATAGGATTTATAATAAGTTTTTGCTTTCTTAACTTCTGCCATCTTTTACTTTTATATTTCTTTGCTATTTCTGGATTATCTCTGTATGTCATTACTTATTCTTCTTTGTTGTTTTTCTTACTGCTTTTTCTGTCTTAACTTCTTTCTTTGCTGTTTCTATTTCTTTAATTTCTTCTACTACTTCTACATATCCTAATTCAACCAACTTTTCTTTTCTAGCAAAATCCACTTCCCATTGTTCCCCTTGTTTAGGAATATACTTTTCTACGCCTCTTTGTTTTGATAATTCTAAATCATAATTGTTAGTCTTTTCATACTTATTTGTTGCTTTTACTAAATATTTCATTTCCTTTTCCTCCTCATAACTACTCTTGCCTTCTGCTAAAAGTTTGTCCCATTCATCTTTTGGTGGTATATATTCAAAAGGTTTTACTTCCTTTTCAAATATTTGTCTTGCTATTTCATCTGCATTACTACAGTCCCAATCTAATACTAAATGTTCATTATCTGTTATTGGTAATTCCTTTAATATTGATAATGGTGTTGCAACTATTGGTACACCATAACCTAATGCTTCATTTATTGTATAACAATATGTTTCCATATCATTACTTAATTGTAATACATAATCCGCTTCTGCTATATATGGTCTTACATCTATTCTAGGTTTCATTAATACTACATTTGGAGAATCAATATTTATTTTTGTTGGATTTGTAAATATAGTCCATATATAATTTCTGCCTGTTTTTTCACAATATCTATCCAATGCTTCTATTAATTTTAATGTTCTTTCTCCACCTTTTACCTTATCATCTAACCTACAAGCACTTACTAAATGAATTAATTTTTGTTTAGGTTCTAATGTTAGAGGATTATAGCACCTTATTGTATTTGTTTTAACCTTTAATCTTTCTCCCCACTCATCAAGTTTATCTGTAGAAAATTGAGATACTCCTATAAAATGTGTTAATTTTGGATGGTCAACTTGTGGTTGATAACCTAATTCTTCATAATTTGCATGACCTACAAAATAGTATTCTTCCGCTTCTATATCGTCTATCATATCAAGATTAAAATTAAAAAAGACTTTGTTGCATTTAACAACTTCGCCTTTTACTCTTTTTTTACATCTTACATATTTTCTTAATCTATCTAATTGTGATTCATCTGCTACATCATAAAATATAGTTATATCATAGTCTTTATATTTCTTTGCGATTTCATAAAGGAATTGTTCTGTGCCGTCCTATTTTACTTATTTTTCTAAAATAAAAAATATTCTTCATAAATTACAACTCCTGTCTAAACCCCTTAAAAATCGGTCTATGTTGCCTAGCTGTCGTAATCTTATGTTTCTTATATCCCTCTTGTTGTTCTGCTCTAACATAATCAAGGCATCTTACTGCCTTTAGGGTTTCTCCCTCTTCTATTACTAACTCTTTCTTACAGTTTCCTTTACAATTACTACACATGTATTTCTTTAATGTTTCTAACATATATAGCACCTCTCTTTTGTGTGAGTGCCTAACTAGAATACACTCTGGTTAACAAAAAAAGGAGGTTGTTCTATGGAAAAAACAACTCTATATTAACTTATCTAGTATCGTTAATTAACACAAAAATAGAGACGAACCGTTTCCAATTCATCTCCGCAAAACATTATTTGTTTTTCAATCTATTATAATTAAATCACATTTCAAACTCCAGTTTCAACCGTTTTTGTCCAGTTCTTTATATTTTCTTAAAGCATTCCCATGTAATTCACAAGTCCACTTATAATTATATTTTATCTCATTAGCTACTTGTGTTAAATTTAACCCCTTTATGTATTTATAATACAGTATATTCCTGTATGGCTGTTCTAATATATCTATTTTATCTTCTATTTTTTTCTTCGTTTTATACATTTTTATTAACTGATCGTATTTTTCATCTTTCATCTGGACTATCATTGCTGCATATTCTGCCATTCTATCTTGTATAGATGGGCTTCCTTTTGGCATATCGCTTAATTCTGTTGTTATTTTTGTTGCCCTTGTTATCAGTTCTTCTAAGTCCTTTTCTTTCTCTTTAAGTAATTTTTGATTTTGTAAATATGAATTTAATTCCTCTTTTATTTCTTCCATACTCAACTCCTCTCTTTAGTTTATATAATAGCCTTTCCCTCTTTTTGTTTTTATTTCTAATATACCATCTAATTTTTCACGCAATCTTTTTATTGTTGTTGCTCCATAATTTCTGTTTCCCACTATATTATGCGTTAATACCCATTCAAGTAGATACCTGCTTACAAACTTCCCTTTTTCTTTTATTAAAATGCTTAATACAACTGTTTCTGCTCTATTTAATTCTATTATTTTCCCATCTGCTATGTATCTTAGATTATCTTCATCTAACATAGGCTAATCCTCCTACTTAAACATATCATTTGTTTCTGAATATTGTTTTAAGTAATAGTCTCGTTCTATTTCTAGTTCCTTTATTCTATTTTCTAATTCAAAACATTTATTTTTCCAATAATCTAAATTATTTTTTATTGTTTCTCCAATATTTATTTCTTCATTTATCATTTGCTTATTTCTCCTTTCATTTATTCTTTATTTGCTGTATAATCAATCATTTCAGCAATTTTAAATACTCCATATAACAACCAAAATATTGACATTACTATTCGGTATGGCGAATGTTCTTTTGTTATTGCATATAATACAAATAAAGTTAAATTCCCTAATGTTAAAAATATTCCTATAAACCAATTCCAAATTCTTTCAACTTTACTCATATTCTCCCCTTCTTTCCTTCATAAAATACTCTTTAATTTTTTCTTTTTTCCCAAATTTATAATTTTCAATTGATAAAGAAAGATTTAAGTCAAGTGTATTTGCCATTTCATCTAATGCTCTCTTTAATTTATTTATTTCTGTGTCTTGCTTTTCTATTTCTTCTATAATTCTGTCATAACATTTTTCGTAATATCCTTCTTCAAGTGTTGCATTTTTTGCATTAGTTGCACATACATATAAATCGTCTAACGCTTCTTTTAAATACATCTTTATATTAAACCTCCTTAATCTTCTAAAATACTCATCATTGTAATATGTAATATTACACTTTATAGTGTATTAATTTACTCTAGTGCAAATAAATTCACTCTGGTATGTAAGTAAACATACTTACTTACTTTCCTCTAACATTCTGTCTAAATATCCGTTTTTGATAAGCCCATTCTGCAACAGTTCTAACAGATACCTTAACATAAGTGTTATCTATATCAGCTATAAACTGTGAGTTTATATCGTTTTTCGCTGATATTTCAGTATTTTTGCAAGTTTTCCTTTGTGCTTTTTTATTAGTATCTATGTTCTTCATGTTTGGTAATTCCTTGTTTAATTCCTTTAATACAAATTCTCTAATAGTTGGTTTCTTATCATACTTGTTTTGTTTAAATAATTCTTCATGTTCTTGATATGCCTCATCTAATATTCTTATACAATCATTATTGATAATATAGGTTTCTACATTTTGTTCTTGTGCTATTTTTTTATATGTGTTTTTTATATTAATTTCTGTACCTTTATACTTATCACATACTTTTAATACTTCTTTTAAATTTTTATAAGCTCTTTTTGTTTTATTAAATTTATATTTATCTAATATCTTTGAATACTTATCTCCTTTCTTTTCTTGCGTAATAATGTGTTCGTATTCATCTTCACTCAACATTCGATATTGATTATATAACCCATTTTCTTTTAATCTTTTCAATATAGATTCTCTTTCTTCTGCGGTAATTCCTAAATGTAAACAATTATCAACTTCATGATATTTGCATAAATATATTTGCTGTTCTAAGTTTAAATCTTTCATTTTTCCAACATACCTTTCTGCACCCCAACAATTTCTTCAAGTGCCTCTTTCTCTTCTAACAACTCCACGTAATCCTTTTCTTTTTTCATTCCTTTAAAACATAGTATTATATTTATTGCTATTAATAACCAAAATATAATTATAAATATATCTCTTATATCTTTACTTATTGTTGCATATTGTTTCATTATTTCAACCCTTCCCAATCATAATATTTTAGTTCTTCTATTGTTTTCTCATGTTCGAACTTGTGATTATCGCACACTTTGCCACAATTTATACGTAAGCAAGGATAATAACAACAGTTTATACATTTTCTTTCTATGTCCATCACTCTAACCTCATTTCCATTAAATTATCTTCAAATATCATGTCTTGCAGCTCTTTGTCGTATACAATAGTATCTTCTGCTTCTATTGCTATATAATCTTCTTCTTTTGGCTGTTTTGGTATAGACATCTTTACAAAGTCTTCTTTATATTGCCTAAGTCTATTGTTTATCTGTTCTCTTACTCCTTTTGGTTGCTGCTCTAGCCACTGGTGATTATAGCTTTTTAGCAATGCCCCGTTTTCTTCTGTTGCTTGTCCATTGTTTGACCTAGGTCGCAAATGATGGTAGGTAAGTTGTTCGTCTGTTTTCTTATAGCCTTTTATTTTTCGTCTTTCTTCTACTGGAATACATCTTATACCTGCTTCTTCCATCATACATTTTTTACCGTATTTTGCTTCCATCATTGAACGAATTGACTTATTAGAACTCATTTGTGAATCTCCCCTTTTAAAATAGTTGTGGTATATGACTCATATTTTCTTCTTGCATTTTCTTTATATCATCTGTCTTTTGATAAACTGCAACCATTTTCCCTGTGTAATTACACTTTTTCTTGCCTATTATTTCTACAATTCCTCTTTTCCACAATTCTGTTAATCTTGGCGCTGTATAATTTCTTTCTGTACTTGGTATTATTCCCATGTCATATAGTTCAACTGCTATTTCTTTTGCTGTTTTTGGTTTATCTAACCTACTTAATATTTGTTCATACCTTACTTCTTTTTTTAGCTTAATATCATTAAAACTTAATTGTCTTGTTTGATATGCTATATTATTCATACAGCCTCCCTCCCTGTTTCTTATTTTTCACCAATTGTTCATCTTGAAATATAGCTTGTCCTTTTATAATTTCTTTACATAATTGACATTTTCTAACATTATCCGCTTCTAATAATTCTTTTCTAGTTATAATTCTCATATTACAAACCTCCCGCCAGATTTATAAAAGTCATTTGTTTTTTATTAAATCTAATTCTAACCATTCCTGTTGGTCCATTTCTTTGTTTTGCAACAATTATTTCGCTTTCTATTATTCCATTTTTATTTTTTTCATCTTCTTCTGTATATAGGAATATTACATTATCTGCATCCTGCTCTATTGAACCCGATTCTCTTAAATCAGCTAACATTGGTCTTTTTCTTTTTTCAGCTTCTCTATTCAATTGACAAAGTGCAATTACTGGAACATCTAAATTCTTTGATAACAATTTAAGTCTTCTGCTTATATCTGCAACTTCTTGTTCTCTGTTTGTAAATTTCCCTTTATTTTTTAATAACTGTAAATAGTCTATTACTATTAATCCAAGATTCCTTTCTTGTTTTAATTCCATTGTTTTTGTTTCTATTTCTTGTATGTTTTGTGCATCTGCATCTATGAATATTGGTGTTTCTGAAATATCACTAGCAGCTGCTATTATCTTGTCAAAGTCTGTTTCTTCTAGCCATCCCATTCTTAATTTATGTCCATCAATATTTGCATCCCTTGCTATTAATCTATTTCCTAATTGTTTCTTTGACATTTCTAAACTAGCAAAGTATGTATAAACTCCTTTTTTTGCAATGTGTTCTGCCATTTGTAATGCAAATGCTGTTTTACCTACTCCTGGTCTTGCAGCAATAATTGTTAATTCCTGCTCATGCAATCCATCTGTTATCTTGTCTAAATCAAAATATCCAGTCCTATATGTTAGATCATCTCTTTTTTGATATTTATCTTGAATATCTTTTACTGTTTCTATCATTACATCTTTCATTTCTCCTTGAGTCGTTTTATTTTCTGTTTTTATATTAATGAATTGATTTAATGCATAGTTTTTTAATTCAATATCATCTACATCGTTTTGAAAATCAAAAATTTCCTTACATATCTCACTTGCCTTTTTATATATTTTCCTTTTAATGCTTAAATTTTTTAGTATTTTTATATAATAATCAATCCTCCATGTAAAAGCTGCATCATTTATTATTTCGTTCATTTTAAGAAGTAGTTTTGTTCCGTCTATTTTTCTGCTTACACCTTTTTCTTTTACTGTTATAATATTTATAGGATTTTTCTCTGTATATAGTTCTTTTATTAAAATAAATAATGTTTTATTTTGTGGATTGAAAAAATCTTCCGCTTCTAATCTATCTATATATTTCCATGTATCTTCACTCACTAAAAAGCATGCAATTATAACTTCTTCCGCTTCTAGTGAATTTGGCAAAATATTTTCATTCATTTGTCATACCTCCTACTTAATTCGTCATATTCTGCAAAATCATTTATATACTCTGTTTTAGTAGTTTTTTTTTGATTTAAGTAGCTTTCGAATTTATTTCCAAATAGTGTTTCTGGTCTTAAATAATTACACATTTTCTTGTCGTTGTTCCATTCTTCTGTTTTTATATCTATTACTTTTTGGAAATCATCGATTGTAAAATTTTCTTTTAATCTTGCATTAATATATCCTCTTGTTTTTTTACTTGTTGATTTAAAATTTTTAGATGTTTTTTGATTAAGGTAGTCAATTATTAGACTATATATATTATTTTTTTCTTCTTCTTGTTCTTGTTCTTCTTCTTCTTCTTTTTCTTCTTCTTCTTGCGTATGTGTATGCATAGGGTATGTATAGGGTATACAAACATTAATAATAAAGTCTCTAAACTCCTTATTTTTAACGCTTTTAAGTTCTTTATCAATACATGCTTTTACTTTAGGACTGCTTGTCCAATTATACTTGTGCCAATTTACTATTAATAACTCCTTTGTTTTTTTGGAATATTTTGCAACCTTTAGCTTTTTTTCAAATCTTTCTAATAATTTTTTTACGCTCTCTTCTGTATATCCTGTCTCTTTTGATATATCCCTTACACTTATTTCATAGCATCCTACTTGATTCGTATGTGGATTGCTTAAAATATAAAGCATGAAATATCTATCCTCTGGTGTCATTTCATCAATTATTTTGGTATCATTCCAAAAAGATACATGTACATTTCTATAAATTGCCATATTATAAACTCTCCTTTCTTTAGTTTTGTATTTTCTTATTTAAATTCTTTTATAAATTGTTCTTTGCCATACTTTTTTATAAAAGTGTTTTTTGCCTTCGCTTCAAGTATCTTGCTAAATTCTTTATCATTAGTTATTTTTGTATGGCATTTTCGACATATTGGAATTATTAATCCCCATTTCATACTTTTTTGCCTGTTCCTTCCTCCAAAAACTTCGTGCAGTTCCATTTTCTTGTTTGAGCAAAAATAGCATTTTTCAAGATTTGTAGTTAAAATACTAAACCTTTTTTTCTCTAATTCAGCTAATTTTTTACTTTTCTTTTTCATTTCTTTATTTGTTGTTTTTTTCCCGTTCTATAGGTTTCTGTTTTTCGATTAGCTTTTTATCTTTTGGAACTGGATTAAAACTTCTACTTAAATCTTTTACTATCATTTAGTTTCCCAGCTTTCTATTAAAGATTTTATTTCATTATCTGATTTTGTTTCTATGCCCGCTTCTTTACAATCCTCTACTAGATCATTTATTAATCTACTCATTTGCTTTGAATTAAATGAACTAGAACCATAATATGCATGTATAACTTTAAATTCTATCTTACCTAAATATTCTGTATCAGCGACTTCACAAAACCAAGCTATTCCCTTTCCTGTCCATATCTTTTGAAATGTATTTATATCTTTCTTTTCAATTCTAAATCTTCTGAAAATACCTAGTCTTTTAACCCTTTCTTTATACTCTTCTATTGTGTCAACGTTTTTTTGTTCTGAATAGTCTGATAAAAGCTTCCAGAAATAGTTGTTTGCATTCATACTTCTTTTGTTTGCATATTTTTTAATTTTTATGAATAATTTTATATCTTTTAATTCTTCAAGATTAGAAATAGAACCTCGTTCGTTTATAGTTAGCTGTATAACAGGTTTGTCCGTTTTATAATCTTTACTTAAATTCTTTATAAATCCTGTTAGCTCCATATATGCCTCCATTAAGAATATAAATTAGCTCATTTTTCTTGACTTTATAGTAATCATCTGTTAATATAAAAATATATGAATTTATATAAGAAAATTCTTATTTTGAACTAGTTTGATTTCTGAGGTCTGCTAGTTCTTTTTTTAGCTGTTTTATAAGCTTCTTCTCTTAATGATGCCAAATCATCTTCTAAGCTGTTTATTACTTGTGTTAATGTGTTTATTGTTCTGCTTTGGTTTTCTATTAGTACATTTCTATTAGCTACCATAGCTTTTAAATTCGCTATTTCTCTGTCTTTTTTTGTAAACATATTTTTTCCCTCCTTTACTTTAAATTTGTTTTTATGTATAATAATTTTTGAAAGGTTGTGTATATTATGGTTGAATTATCTGGTACCCCTCGCAAATTATTTAAACTAATTTACGATAGATATAATTCTAATAATCCCATTAGTTCTGATGAGTTGAGAGAATTATTTTCTAATACTGAAGAACTAGAACAAGATTTACAGTATTTATATGATTTAGGATTAATTGACCATGATTATAATTGGCATTATGTATTAATGGCTAAAGGTCGAATCTATTACGTATTAGAAACTAAAAATTCTGTTGAGATTATTCTTAAATCTATTCTTTGTCCTATTGTTGTTTCTGCCATCACTACATTACTAACAATGTGGTTAAAACGCTTGTAATAACGCATAACGGAATTGTTATAAAAAACATTGTTTTATATGGGTGTTTTCCCATCCATTCTGTAATTTTTATAAACCACTCTGGCAAAATCATATCTTCCCCCTACTTAACCATTGCATATATAAACATTGCATCCCATAATAGGATAAATGGTATATACAAGAACAATAATCTTCTTACTTTATATTTGAATTGCTTTTTCATTGGTTTCTCCTCCTCTCAATTAAACATCTTTTGCATAAAATCATCTGTTTTACTCATGTCTACTCTAATTGTTTTTTCTGCTACGTACTTCTTTGGAAAGCCTTCCATGGCTACTAATTTATAAGCTAGTCCTTTGCTCAAATCGTAGTAGTCTTGAAAATATTTAACTGGTTTCCATATTGCTCTTTTTGTACTTAATATGTTTGTTGCCATGTTATACCTCCTTTTTTGAACATTTTGTTCTTTGAGAGGCTAAAAAAATATCGACAGCAGGAACTCTATATGCTTTAGCTAAACTATTCTTTGCTTTGTCGCTTGGATTTCTTTCTCCATTTTCCAACAATGATATATATCTTATTGTAAATCCAGTAAGTTTTGCTGCCTGTTCTTGTGTCAAATTTGCTTTTTCTCTAATTTGTTTAAGGTTCATTTTTTCTCCTTTCTTGAACGTTTTGTTCTTCATGTTGGAATTATATCGTTCGTTTTGTTCTTTGTCAATACTTTTT